TGATAGACGAGGTTACAGCCAGCGCGTCGAAGCGGCCGCTCGCATTGCGGCGCAGCCGGCACGGTTCAAGGTGCAAGCGCGTAATCGGAAGCTGGTGGCCGCCGGCGGGCGGGCTTAGGCATCCAACTTGCTGCCGTAGCGTGCGACGTAGAAACGCACGAGGGTAATGGTAGCAGCGGATGCAGTGAAATCAAACTCGATGGTAGCGCCGGGGCCACGAACGCGTACGAGATACGTCACGGTGCCAATAGTGTTGGCAGCGTTCCGTAGGACACTCGACACGACTTCATGGGCGTCATCGGGTTGAAAATGTACTGATGGAGTGATGGCAGGCAGTGTAGCGGTTAACACGGTGCCACTATAGAAAAGTGAAATGAGGTAGTCGCCGGGTAAATTCACGGTGACGGTGTCCGTCTTAGCAGAGATGGCGAGTCGGCCGCGCTTGATTGGGGCGTAAGCGGCATTGCTTGGGTCGCCAAAGGGGTTGGCCAGGCTGACGGAAGCGTCACTGAAACGGTAGTAAAGACTGCGGTTGATATCGGCCTCACTCGCGCTTTGTGAGGCATCGAGCAGCAGGTAGGAATAATCGACGTAGAAACTGCCAAGCTTGGCGCCAACGTCACAGTTCGCACAGGCAACCCAAATGCGCGTTGCGACGTACGGGGCGAGTGAGGGGTCGCCGTCGGTCCATCTCGACAAGCCGTCAACCGGAAGTGTGTTGTTGAACTTGGGCTGGTTGGTGAGTGTGGGAAGACTGATGTCGAGGGTACCAATAGAATTGATACTGAATGAACAACTGTCTTTGAATGACATCATAGCCATGTAGTTCAACGGGGTCTCGGTGTCCGGGTCGCCGGTGGCGGCGATATAAATCGTGCCATTCTGGGTCATGTTGCCAAGTGGGACGTACCTGATCGCTAGGCGTTTGACAACGTAACGCGACCAGTCGACGGCTTTTTCGGCCAGCCACGGGTGCAAGGAGGCGTTGTTTGGATTGACCACGAGGTCAACAGGAATGACGGCAGACGATGTCTGGACGTCAAGGTTGAATACTGGCATTTCCGTGTGGGCAATCACGACGCCCCCGTTGACCTGGTTCATGCTGGGGACGCCGGTGTTGGCACGGTACATATATTGTACGGGCGCAACCTGCTGCTTGAGATCAAGGCCACTCGAGCCACCGTGGCGACGGGGACGAGTGGCGCGCGAGATCGTGCGACGCAGTGGTTTTGGGATTTGTCGAATTACTCGGTCGACGGCCGGGACGTACTTGCGTGCCGCCTTGACAGCGGAGCGGGCCATACGCAAGCCGCGCTTCATTAAACTTCTTTTAGGCATCGGGTGATGGAAAATTGCAGAAGTCGGGACAAATTTTCTAGGACCGGTCGAATAGGCCACGACTTGGGGTTTGTTTGTGGGCGGGTCCCCTCATCCGCCGTTCTAGGTTATTGGTCGTCATCTTTCACGCCATGTGTGGTTGATGGATCATGCTCCATCTGGCGGAGAATGGGGTGGTCAAAGATAACGCAGGTGCCAGGTAGGTCCTGGATAAAACGGTCGAAGTCATCGACGTCAGCAAGTGAGTAGCCCAGCTTAGACACGAGCTCGCGCGCCGGAGCAATATGTTCCGGGCCGAGGGAACAGCCGATCCATTTATAGCGGTTCTGGGCGTCCAACTCCACGTCGGGCAATGAGAAGTCACCCAAAACGGCCGAAGATACACGCAACAAGCTATGACGCAACTGGCCAAAGAGGGGTATTTCCCTTGGCATAGGCCCAATAGTAAGACCCGCGGCACGGCAGCAGATTGCTTGGGCACGACGGGGTTCCTGCTTGGTAGCTGTGCGTGGGCTGACGGTCATAGTTTTACGTATGAGACTTGGTTTGGGGTATAAGCCTAACCGGTGGAGACCCGAACGGTCGCGCCCCTCGATAATGAAGTGCGAATTAATCATACACTCTGAGAAGGTGCGACGCGGTACGGCTTTGATGTTGTAACCAAGGGCTGTTGCGGTGTCCACAAGCGACCGGCCAGTGATGCGTGAATACATATAAGTGCATATGTTAACGAACGTATTGAACACCGTTGTGAGCATGAGGCCAGATGGCATCTGTGGACAAGGCAGCTCCATGGTGAATCTGACGTCGCGTGACCGCACCCGGTACGGGCTACTGAAACATGTCATGATGAGCGTGGTCAATTCGCGCGACATGCCCATCATTTCCCACAGTGGCAATAGGCATAGAGCAGGGCCTTGCGAGGCGTCGTAGGCCGAATAGTCACCTTCGATGAACGGGGTGGCGGCTAGGTTCGTGGCCACGACACAGTCATCTCCCGACGCGAAAAACCAATTCTCGGCTTCCATGGCGTTCGCAGCAGCTCGCAGGAAATCATCGGGCGCGCGCGCTGCGGCGTAGACGATGGACGCATTTACCCCGCGGTGGTGACGCCCGTCGAAGGTGGCGTGGAGCAGGCGCGTCATTGCTAGTTGAAAAGGGGCCATGATCGCGTTGACGTGTGGTGGCAATGTTGAGATGAGCCGGGACTTCAGGTAGCTCTGACCGCCGCGTTTCTTGACTGGCAGCGGTTCGACCTTGGCAAAACATTTCTTTTCGACCATGTCGTCATGCTTAAAGTCGCTGCTGTAGCCGGCGTGGTATGTAAAGAGCTCACCGAGATCGAGGCGGCATTTGCCATCCAGCAGGATATCCCGGTTGACTGATTTGCGCACAGCTTCGACCAGGGTGGGGAAACGCTCGATGGTGTCCGCCATGACGTCACGGAAAATCGGAACGAGCATGTCAATGCAACAGCGCCACTCGAGTAAGGCGTTGTGCCCGGCGGGTTGCTGGGCAAGAACCCTTTCATTAAGTGCAATGGCGAGGGCGCGGGGGTCGGAAGAGGAAAGCGGAGGCATAGTGACGGGCATGCAGATCGGGTAAAGAAATGCCGGTGCCTCATGGTCTTGGGCGGCGAGCTTGCGGAGTGCTGGGCCATATTTCGGGTGCTCGGGTCCCGGGGGCATGGAAGTAGGGTGGTGTGCCGGGAGCGCGGTGCACGGTGGGAGCACCTGGTACCCACGCGTGTAACTTTCCGCGGTGCTCGGGATTTTATGGGCCTCAATTACGCGTTCAAGGAAATTGTTACGCGTTGGCGTGTAGCGCCAATCAATGGCAATGTGCAAGAAGAAGGCGAGGCAAGGGTGGAGGAAGGATGCGAGCAGGAGGAGCAAGTGGCTGCGGGG